CGCAAGGTGCGTGCTAGCTCTGATCGAGCATTCGACAAATCAGATCAAACACGACGGACAAATCAGGTACAACGACCAATTTAATTACGGAGCATACAATGGCTAATATCAAAGAAGAAAAAACCTGGGAAGAAGGGATTTATCAACTCGAGGTGACTGACCCCGTAGTAGGCGGAATAGACGGCATAAGCAATAAGCAAGCTAAACAGCTGGCTAATCGCACGGGATACCTAAGAGAGCAGATCGAGAACGATAAAAATAGCGTAGATACCGCCCTTGCGAAGAAGCGAGACGTTGAGGATAGCTACTCAAAACCCGAGGTGGATGAAAAGTTTACCGATGCGAATAAGCTCATCGATGAAAAGCTCGGCAAAACCGAAACCGCCGTAGATAGTGCAAAACTCGGCGGCGTCGCTGCGGATAAATTCGCCAAAAAAGAGGATATTCCACAAGCCGCTCCTGCCGGCACCATCATCGCAAGCGCTGCGGCAAATGCACCGGAGGGCTATTTGCTTTGCGACGGCTCGGCGCTTAGCCGCAATATTTACAGCAGATTATTTGCTGCTATCGGCACTACGTGGGGCGCAGGAGACGGCAATACAACATTTAATATCCCCGATTTAAGGGGAGAATTCCTAAGAGGTGCGGACAACGGACGGGGTATAGATAGTGGCAGAGTGCTCGGTAGCGCCCAAGGGGATGCGATTAGAAACATTACCGCTTCTCTCGACGGCGACGTCGCTTTGAAAACGGCATCAGGAGCTTTTTCTCTGTCAAACTGGCAAGGCGGCTCCTCAGGGGGAGGCTCTGGCAATCACAGTCTTTCTTTCGATGCTTCTAGAATAGTCCCTACAGCAAATGAAAACCGCCCACGAAACGTGGCAGTTAACTACTTCATCAAATACTAGGAGGTTAAAATGAAAATATACCGATATGATGCCATCTCGGGTGAGCTTTTGAGCAGTAGTGAAGCGATAGAAAGCCCGCTAGAGCCAGGAGCCTATCTCATCCCTGCCAATGCTACGGATAAAAAACCTCTAGCCTCTAAAAATGGCTTTGCGGTATGCTTTAAAGAGGGCGCTTGGCAATACGTCAAAGATGAGCGCGGCGCGATCTACTACGACGAAAACAATCGCGAAGTAAAGATTGCCTCGCTAGGGCAAGATACTTTGGGGCTACGCGAAACTCCGAAAGAGCCTCCGATCGAGCAGTTACGCGAGGCAAAGACCGCCGAGCTTGCCGCTTGGACGCATTCGATGGGCGATAGTTGCAAAATCAATCTCAAGGACTTCGGCGTTATCAATGGTGGCTATCGATACCTACTCAATGTGGAGGCTATGATCGATATATTCGACAGCCTAGAAATTAGAGCGTTTCGCATGTATGACAACACGATGAAAAAAA